GGCTTATTTTCGGATGGGCCATTGTTAGTAAGATTGGTGGCGAAGAGTACTTTGACCTTCAGGGTGACCATATTCCTGAAGATGCTATGCTTGAGGCCGCAACTGAGTTTATGGAGAAAAAGCGCACCTTAAAACTCATGCATAAGGGTGAGCCAAAAGGTGACGTTGTTTTTGCATGGCCCTTGACAGAGGAAGTAGCCAAAGCTATGGGGATCCGAACCCAAGTCACGGGCCTGATGGTTGCAGTCAAGCCCACAAGCAAGAAATTGATTGAAGCTGCCGAGAATGGTGAGCTTCAGGGCTTTTCAATCGGCGGTCTTCGCCTAGTTGATGAAGAGGTAGAATAATGTCAAAGCCCAAGCGCCGGATCATGCGCCGGTTTAAGCTGGACGAAATTTCTCTTGTAGATCAACCCGCTCAGGAGCCAGCTAGGATGACCCTACTTAAACGACAGGTTACGAAAAGTATCGGGGGTAAAAATTTCTTTGCGAAAGATTTTGCCTATGTCGAAGATGAAACTGATCCAACAACCTGGAAGTGGCGGTTAACTGATCGCCCCGGCGGTAAACCGACGCCTGCTCGCGTCATGTCAGTCATTAAGGCTTTCGAGGGCCAGCGCTACGCTATTCCCGATGATGCGCTTGATAGCATTCTCGACAAGCTACGTGAAGCTTGGATGAAAGCTTTCCCAAGCAAAGCTGGTGAAATGCCGTCTGCACTTAATGACGACCAGAACCCGCCACCAAACAATGATAAGCAGGAGGACGATGAGCAACCGCCCATGGATGGAGCTGAAGGCTCTGACGATGAAGATAACAATGAGCCTGATCCTAACGCTAACAGCGAGGATGAGGAAAATGAAGACGAGATGAAGGCTCGTGCTAGCAAGGCTGAGGACGATGCCGACATGGATAGTGAGGATGATACGGAAAAGGAGGAGGACGAAGACGAAGCTGATATGGTAGACAAAATCCTGAAGGGGTATATCGATACCTCTGCGGGAGCCAAGACCTTTGCCGAGGTTTTTGAGATCTTTCGTCAACAAGACGAACACTACGAAATGCTCGACAAGGCTTGGCCAGTCATTTCTGCCCTTGACCAGTCCATCCGTTCCATTGTAGCAGATACTGAGATTGACACGGCCACGAAGCACACGATGCTTCGCAACAGTGTCGAAACTTTTCTGGCAGCAATTAAGAGTGTAATGCCAGAAGTTGAAGAGGTCCTTGATAAGGTCCTCACGAAGTCAGTTAAACTTAGTAAGGGAGCCAAGAAAATGGCAAAATCAAATGAGCCTATCGAGAAGCGTCTCGAGGCCCTGGAAAAGAAGCTGAACGATGCCGAGAAGGCTCGTGAGGCTGCCGAGGCTAAGGCGGCGCGGCTCGAAAAGGTTGCTGCTTTGACGGCTGATGAGAAGGAATTCTTCGATCGGCTGCCGGAGAAGGAGCAGGATAACTTCCTCAAGATGAACAAGGTGGAGCGCGTGAAGGTCATTAAGAAGGCCCTTGAGGAGGATGAGACCATCGAGTTCGGAGGTCAAACTTTCTCCAAGTCTCAAGTTGATCCGGCAATCTGGAGCTTCATGAAGGCTCAGGCTGCTCAGCAAGAAGAGCTCAAGAAGCAGCTTCAGGCTGAGCGTGAGGCTCGTGAAAATGCTGAGATTGCCAAGCAAGCTCGTGAAGAGCTCGCTAACCTGCCGGGTACCGAGGATGAGAAGGTCGCCTTGCTCAAGTCGATCCGTGCTCTTCCTCAGGAGCAGCAAGAAGTCATGCTCAAGTTTGCTAAGCAGGCAAACAGCGTGGCCACGCTTGCTATCCAGCGGCTCGGCACGACGGGTGTTCACTCTGGCGAGGGCTTACTTAGCAAGGCCGCTGGCGATAACGAGTTCATGCAGAAGGTCGCTGAAATCCGTAAGCGCGATAATTGCTCGCGGACTGAGGCCATGCGTAAGGCTCGCAAGGAGTACCCCGAAATCTACAAGCGGTGGAGCGGGGCTTCTAACGGCGCGGTTCACTAAGGGTTGCGCCCTAGCCTAACGTTGTTTGGTTGAGGAAAGCCCGTCTAAGGGCGGGCTAATTTCAAGGAGAAAGGTACATGGCTCTTTATAAGCTGGTCGAAGGTCTTACCTGGACTGCTGAGGCAGGAGCGGATCTTCGCACTCACCTCAACAAGTTCGTGACGATCAATGCCAATGGCGAAGCGGTGCTGCCCAGCAGTGGTGCTGCTGCGGTCGGCACGATCTATGAGGTTAACCTCTCTGGTAGCGCTCCTTATGGGCCGGTCACGATCCAGCTCGGTGGCGTTGCCAAGGTTGTTGCTGGTGGCACGATTAGCGCTGGTCAGGAAGTGGAAGTCGGCTCTAATGGCACGGCTGTTGCCAAGACCTCTGGCGTTGGTGTGGGTATCGCTCTCGCCGGTGGTGCGAGCGGTGAAGTTATTCCGGTGCTGCTGAAATAAGAAGCAATAATAGCGGAAACAACAGCCTATAGCCCCTTAATTTGTAACAAGGAGAGTTAAAGATGGAACTCTTGAAAGCAGGCGGTCCGGATATCTTTGGTACCGCTGATGAACTGCGGAAAAATAGCCCCTCGGCTACCAATATCCAAGGCTCGCTGCACGTTGACACGTACCTGACTAACTTCTCGGTCATGTACGTGCAGGATGAAGCCAATTTCATCGCTCAGCGTGCAGCCTCCCGTATTCCGGTCGTAAAGCAGACGGACTTGTACGTCATCTACGACCGTGGGTACTTCTGGCGTGATGATGTTGTTCCTCGTCCGCTCGGTGGTCGTCCGCAGCAGGTCGGCTACAAGGTCGAGGAGGGCACGTACTCCTGCGTCGAGTATGCGCTGGAGCATGTGATCGATGACCGGCAGCGTCAGAACGCGGATGACCCGATCAACCTTGAAGAGAACGCGGCTATCCTGCTTACTCAGAAGAACATGATTAAGCAGGACCGCGTATGGTGCCAACGGTTCTTCCGTCGGAACGTCTGGAGCGTTGACTACGAGGGTGTGGATTCACCCCCGGCTGGCGCGACCCAGTTCTTAAAGTTCACGGATCCGTCATCTGAGCCGATTGCAGTGATCGACGCGGCCAAGGACGCTATGGCTCGTGCCACCGGCTTCACGCCGAACACGCTGGTTCTCGGTGCGGCGGTTAAGCGCACGCTCCGCTCACATCCGGATCTCAGCGACCGCATCAAGTACACGCAACGCGGCGTCGTTGATGACGCGATTCTGGCTTCGCTCTTCGAGGTCGATAACGTCATTACGGCTCGCAGCGTTTACAATGCGGCGGCTGAAGGCGCAGCCAACAACTTCCAGTTCATCGCGGATGAGAATTCGATGTGGCTGGGCTACATTGATCCGAACCCGACGATCAACAGCCCGACTTCCATCGCTCTATTCTCCTGGACTGGTCTTATCCCCGGCTACACGAACCAGCTCGGTGGTGTAATCGAGCGCGGCCGCGATGAGCGCGCCCACAGCGATTACTTCCAGGGCCGTATGGCTTGGGATCTGCGCTTGGTCGCCAGTGACCTTGGCATCTTCTTCGCCGATGTGGTCTAATAGATAGACACACAGATAGGTGCTAAACAAGTGAGCGGGGTCTAAAGCAATAGCAACATGACCCCAAACCCCGCTCCCAAATCCGACAGGGGGTAAAAATGGTTGGGCCGTCATTTCCAGAGCTCACAAACGAGCGACGCAAACTCCAAAAATGGGAATTAGATCGCAGATTGAATTATTTCTACGCACGGCCTAGACCTCCTTTTACAGATAAGAATTCGGAATGATGGTGGCAATTTGCCTGAAGTGGTAGCAGTCTACAATACAAAAGACTTGCTAGCGTAAAAATAATAGCCGTGTTAATTAGCAGTTGTGAGTGAAGTCCCAGCAATAGCAACATAAAACGAGCACAACAATGACAGATATACCTCTAGGAAGCCCGATGAAGGGTACTCGAATTGATCGCAGAACGGGTAAGTTCGCTCGCGAGCTATTCGATCCGACGAAAACATTCGTTGCCGCTCGCAATATCATTCTGCACGGCAAGTTGATCAAGATTGGAGAAGTATTTCCCAAACAAAAGGTCAATCATCGGCGGCTTCGCCAGATGTACGAGCAAAGGCTACTTAATTACTCGGAAGAAGTTGTAGCTCCTGAACAAACGACCTATGAGCCGATCAAGCCCGACTTCGATACTCTTAGTGATGAAGGTCTACGCGTTTGGTTACGCAACAACGGCTACATCGCACGGCCTAAAACACCTAGGGAAAAGTTACTTGAACTAGCTCAGCAAAAGTGGAAGGAGTATATGGATGGCCTCGCTGTTGCAGCAGGAACTCGCAAAGCAAATAGCGAAGGCGTTCAAAGGGAAACTGCTGAAAGGAACGCTTCGTCGGGAAATAGCGAGCACGGTAAACGAATACGGAGATCCCGTAACAGGTCAAGTGCAAACGTTTAGCGTTGAGGGCATTCGAGATACCTTTGATGCACGATACGCCCTGTTCTATGGCATACCTCAAACCGACGTTCGCATCTTGTTGATCATGGACTTGATTAAACCAAAAACTACACCACAACAAGATGACAAAATTTTTATTCGTGGTAAATGGCATCAAGTCCGAAAGATTTTAGAGATTGATCCGGCAAATGCCTCGATCACTCTACAATGTTTCGAGATCGAAGCTCCAACTTAAGGAGAAAGGATGATGTTTAAGATCATCGTGTACGAAGCAGGCTACTATGTTGACCCCGGAACGTTGCCGAAGTGGGTCTATCACAAGCTACGGTTCCTAGTAGGTAAGTTTGGCGAGAACCTCGACATTGCTCCTAAGTGGGCACGTCACGCTGCCAATTTCCTCGCTAGGAAGTTCATCTCGACTACCTTTAGTGCGTAATGGTATACTACAGGCTCGTGAGGGATTAAGTCATGGCACTGGTAGATCTTTCCGAGCCTATTCGCAATGCTATCATTGCTAGCAGCGAGATAACCTCGCTGCTGGAACCTTATGCTGGATCTTACCCTG